TTCGTTTCCTTTACGAATGAAATAAACCTCAGGGTAATGTTTAATTTTTGTCATCTTAATTTTCGTTTATTAATTCATCAATTTGCTCTTTACAGTCGTCAACTGACATTCCGTGTCTTGCAGCACAGTCACTATCGCTTAAATCGTAATACGCATAATTTACATAACATAAATTTTCATAGTTATAGTCGTTTTTAACTATTTCAAATCCCTTATAATCTATTGATCCTTTCATAATTTTTATTTATTTAATAATATTTTTTTTAATTACCCACTACGCACCCTAACAAGCGTTTGGAGCAAGTTGCAGAAATTTTATCTTTCTATTCACGCTCTCGGTGGCAACCTGCACCAAGCGCAACCGTTGTATGTAAGTTATAGCTCTTTCAGCTACACAATTTTATCTAACGCCATTTGAACAATATCTTCTGTTTGTTCATTGCTTAATATCTGATATACGTCTATTCCTTGTATGGATATTGTTACGTCTTCTAATTCTGCTGGAGACTCAGCAAAGTGCCAAGCTTGAAAAGCTGGTTTATGATAATTTCCCTCAACTTCAAATGTTATACCAGCATATTCTACTTCTATTATCATAATTCTTCTTCTATAATATAGTTGTTAATGTCTTCCCAAGCCTCTGAAGAATAAAACTTACGCCATACTTCTATTGCAGATAATACTTTTATACGCCCTTGCTCTAGAAAATCTTCTCCTGGCGCAAATATACCTAACATTTTGGTACTTTTATCAATTACATAGAAAATTAATGGTTTTTCAAATAATTGTTGGTAAATCCAAGCTTGAGAATCATAGTTATACTTACGTGCTGACCATTTAAAATCATCAATCTTTGACGTTGTTTTGATATCAATCAAGTACTCGTCTGTAATTATATCAGCCTTTCCTTTCCACATCGTTCCGTATATCTCTTTAATAGCTGGAACTTCGTATTGGTTTCCTTCTTTATAAATGTTTTCATACATAGTCAAATTTCCCTTCATCACACTCACGAGTTCGTCAATCTCATTAGCCTCACTACGCAACAACAACATATCTCTATTGCCTCTAGCCTCTTTGTATATGTTAGTGTTACGAGTACTCGCATCAACTATCTCGAAGTCAGGTAGCTTGTGAGGTTCTAGCATTGATACGTGAAAATACGATCCGATAAGCATAGGAACAGTCTTATCTTTACCTTTCTTGAAATTCTTTGGGTTGTTCAGCAAGTCGTCTATATCCGAGTTGGATAAGAATTGTTTACCATAGGCTCCATAGTAAGACTCGTCATTGTTTAGTTCTTTAATTATTTCTTTCATAGTTTAAAACGGACACTCCGATTTTTTAATTGTTAGCATTTTACTATTATTAAATTTGAGGGTATGCAATAGTTAGGCGATATTAACGTTAACTGAATTTAAGAACCATTCCAAATCCTTCTTGTCTTTTAAGTCAATAAACAAAATTTGATGTCCTTCAATACTAAAATCATCAATTCTCCAACAATTTGGTCTTTTAGTAGTTCCCATATATTCAATTACCCAACCGATATTATTTTTCCATTCGTATTGTCCACAACTTTCAAATCCTAAACTATTAAAATATATCTCTGGCTGTTTAAATAATTCTCTTGATAAATTAGGATTTTCATCTGCATTTGAACATAAGTCAGGTAGCGTTTGTCCCATATCAGAAGCTTGCCATTCGTATTTGGTTTTACAGCTTTCACATTCATAATATGAAACCCATCCACCATTAGGAGAAGAACCTGTATATTTTATTTCTCCATAATCACATTCAAGACATTTTTTATTATCGTGTTTCCACCATAAGTCTTTTATTTCTTGTAAACTATATATTTTCATAATAATAACATCGCCTAATATCGGTTTAAGCAAGTGTGGCATTAGGCTTAATCCAAGCACTTGTCTGTTTAGTAATAATTGTTTTTAAATCAAAGAAAAGCCCCGCCACTAACAGCGTGTATAAAAAATGGCGGGTTCTCGGTTAATTTAAAGTTTTGTACTTCTAATTAAGTTGTGTGGTTAATGTTAGTGTTTCAAATCTCACACTAATCAATAAATTGAGATAAGTCTTTTTTAGTTTGTGTACTGATTATATATTTAGATTGTAAGTTATTAATTATACTAGCTAATCCGATAGACTTATTTTCTTTAACATACGCAACTACTCTATTCCAATTCTCGTCTCCATTAACTAATTCATACTTTGTATTTAAAGGCTTATCGTCTGATGACAGCACTCTAAGTATAGATAATCCAAATTCGTTGCCTATACGTCCCTTATTAGGCACTACACCTATCTCTACCTTAATGTTATTCCAACGGTCTGTGTCTTTAGTCTTAGTTGCTGTTTGTAAGGTCTTACAGTTTGAAGGATTAAGTATCATATCTTTTACTTCTTCTCCATCATCAAACTTTTTCTCAACGAATTTTGCTACTACTTTTTTCTCAGCCTTTTGTAGTTGTACTACTTTTTGAGTTACCGATTCTATTGTTAGCGTTACTGGTTTATCAATATCCCAACTTGCTAAATAATCATTCTTAAATGCGTTTCTCCAACTTGCCATATTATTTTAATATTATTTGTTTAACTTCTTCAATTCTCTTTAAACACTCTTGGACATCTTCACATCCGTTTATCTTTAACTCTAAATATTTTCTTAACGCTTGTTCTACGCTTACAAAGTACCATTGGTCTTTAAATGTATAAGGAACCTCTATTCCGTCCTTCTCTCTTGTACGTTCTTCTGTGAATGTTAATATCGTTCCCGAACCATCTCCACTTACTTTATAATTTTTGTCTAGTCTCATGAATTATTTTAGTATATTTAGTTAATAAATTATCTCTTAATGATTTTAATGATTGATAGTGTTTTTGATTATTCCTATCTCCTAATTCTTCACGTATTCTATCTTGTAATAAATTTAAAGAGTTCTCGTAATTAAATAAACATACATTGTAAACTCCCTTTATATATCCTTTATCCATAAAATACTGGTACTGCTCTTCCGATACTTCTTTATAGAAGTCGCCATTTAATTTCGTGTTATATATCTTAATGACTCCTTCCTTATTTTCTATCTTTATCCCCTTATATATTCTTGACTCTGACTTTTCAGTAGTAATCGATGCTGAACTATGATGCCACTTGGCTTGATTCCAAACTTCTTCTAACATAATCTTTTTAGTTCTTTAGCGTCCATTAATAATAACTTGTAAATGTTACTGCTTATGTCTGTTGTTAATAGTTTAAACAATACATTTATTTTGTCGTGAGTTAACTCTCTGCCTCTTGAGAACTCTCTAACTCTATTTAGGTTGTCCGTAAATAATTGTTTGTCCTCTATTGTTTCTATAGGATCTCCATTTTGAGTTACCCAACGTCCTTGTTCTATTCGCATATCTTTATAAATTTTCCGTTTTTATCTATAACGGATATTAAATTAAATTTCTTATCTAAATGTTCTAGTATCATATTCAAATCTCCCATTTGAAATATGGCTGTAAAGTTATTAATATCAATCGGTTTATCATAATATTTGTAGAACCAATTTATATCATACTTTCCAGAATTTCTCATCTTAATATATTCGTCTATTATCTTTTATTAGTTTTAAAATATATTGCCAAGTTTCTAACTCTCTATCTGTAGATTTCAAACAGCTTATTAATTGTTCTTCGTTTAATTCTGTTTTACTATTTACAATTAAAGTAGCGTAGTTAATTGATTCTCTTTGTAATGATTCTATCTTTGATACTGCTTTCCAGTATGCTATTTCTTTTACATCCATATAAGTAGTATTACTATTAGTACTATAAAAGCTATAAGTACGTTTCTATCTTCTTTTTTCATAATTTACTTACAATCTCCAATTTGAGGAATTAAATTAATATTTGTTGTGTCAAATGTTTTTGTTCTTTGTATTTGTGTACAATCATTTATGGTTGTGTAAACTGTATGATAAACTGTCGCTGGGTTCTGTGGTGTTCCAACTACATTAAACGTATGTTTTTCTACAACTCTATCACACTCACAGTCTGTGACTATTGTAGCTTCATCTTGCGGTGTGCTACAGGATGCAAATAATACTAATAATAATAATAACTTTTTCATAATTCTAAATTTTTAAATTGCTCTAACCATTCGTAAAATCTATTTCTGCTAAATTCTAAACCTGAGTAATTACTTTCAGATTCTTCCCAAGCAGTTTTTAAATCTTTCTCACTATACATTCTTTCAGCTTGCCATTTAGCACCAGCAATAAAATCTCTAATATGTGCTTCTTTAAATACATCTATGCTGCTTTTACCTGTTGCTTTATCAAGTTGGTCTATATTATTATTTATAAATTCTACGTGTTTTTTTGCTTCTTCTTTTGGAATGATGATTTTGTATTTATCAACACCTAAATAAGTTCTTGAAGTGTTTAATAAATTAGATTCTTCAACATCAACCTCCTCACAACTTGGATTCTTAACAAACCATTCTAAAAACTCATCATCAATAGATTGTATGCATTCTTTGATTAAATCTTGGTCTGTTGTTAAGATGATTTTACAAACTTCCTTTCCTAAACATTCTTTTCTGTAACCAATAGAAGGCATATAATTTAAAACTTCCCATTTACCTTCTAACCAAACTAAATGCCAATCTCCATTTTTAATCTCTGAGTTATCAGTAATGTAGATGTGTTGATTTTCACTATCTAATATATTTGGCATTAATCTGTCAAATAACCTTAAATCTTTGTAAACTTCTTTTCCTTTTTTAGTTAGATAACCCAACCTACTTGGTTTGTCTGTTGGGATTACGTATGTGTTTTTCATAATTCTAAATTTTTAAATGATTCTTCTTCTCTTATTGCTTCTTTGATTTGTTCGTAGTACATATCACTAATACTTAATTCATCCAGTAGCGATGTTCTAATTGCTTTTAGCTTATTAGTGACGAATACGTTTGGCGTTGTTTCCATGCACGATATGCACATATTCAGTTCTTCTATTATTTCTTTCATCTTCTTTGATCTTAATTAATAATTCTTTTGCTTCTTGCTTCAATCGGTACTCTTGTTCCCATATTGTCTCGCGTTTTTCTGTTGGTTTATAGTTCCGCATCGAAAGTACAATATCCTTGCTCTGTTATACAATCCCTTATTTGAATTCCTAGCAATAAATCGGCGTACTCTTTTAGTATTTCGTTAGTTATTCCTATTTCTTCTAAGTCTTTAGTTTGATAACTATCTTTGTTCTTGAAAAAATCCTCGATTATTTTCTTGTTGTTACCTAGTGTAGCTTCGATTGTTTCTATTTCTTTATTTACCTCGTCTAGGTCTTCTTCTTGAAAATCATACGTTATGTATGCTGGTTCTTGTTCTGTACCTCCAAACCTGCTTGGTGCGTTGCTTGATTGTACCCCAAACCAAAACTTTCCTTCAATGTCTCCATTATAATATCTTCCCATGATTTCTAATTGTTTTTAAATTGATTAATAAATTCTACTACTGCTTGATAAACTGCTTGTATTTTAATTTGATTAAATTTTTGAATAATTATATTATTTTTTTGAGTAATTAAACATTGATAATCTAATTCTTCTTGTTTATTAATCTCTAAAGAATAATTTAAACCCTCAATCTTTTCTACTACTTCCATAAGCCAATTCCAATTTTTGTGGAATTTTAATTCATTTGGTGTAAATTCATCTTTCCAATCCCCTGAAGTTGTCATATATCCAAACTGTGGTAAATTTGAGATTGTACCTTTGCACCCTAAAAATTCTGCTATTAGTTCGTTGTCGTTCATGATAAAAATGTTTTAAATTCAAAAATTACGTCCATTACTTTATATGTTAGGTATTCGCCCCTCTTACGGCGCTCGTTACATTCCATTACTTCCTGGTATGTTAGTCCGTTTTTTTTCTTTTTGCAATACTTGTCTATTGCTATTTCAAGATAGTTCATTGAATTCTTTTTCTATTGTTAGTATTGTTTGTGTTGCTATAAAAATTCTAGCATCTTTCCATGCTTTAGCCTCGTCTGTCATGAATTCACTATTGATAGACTGGCAAAGTTTTAATTCGTCCCTCGCTTCTATTAATTTTGTTGTCAAAGCTTCTGTGTAATGGTTTTTTAACATATCTTTAAAGTTTTTATATAGTTTAAAAGTTCGTTTTTTATTCTGTCACAAAATCTATCGTCGTTTAAAATAGTTTTGTTAGCGTTTTCTATATAGTTTTTAGCCTCTATAATCGAGTTAAAATATATATTGCTATTAGTTCTTATCGGAAACATTTTTTGAGGTGCTAAACGCTTAAAAAATCCTAAGTTGTCAACCTCAAAATTAAGTTCGTTTTTTTTCTTTTTTGTTTCGTGTATAAAATTTACAGGGTATTCACCCAAATAAAAACTATCTACTTTTTTACTTCCTTTTATTATATATATCATTGCATCTCTTTTTTAGTTTGTTTCGTAAAATTCTAAGAAGGCGTTAACGTGTTTTTGTGTTGCTATGCCAACCGTACACGCTTACCTCGTTCGTGTACTCGTTAACGTGGTGGTTTTTGGTATTGTTTAAATAAAATGTTTTCATTTGTGTAGTTTTACTTGTTCTTTAAATTCTTTTGTTGCTTGATCTATATCGTCAAACCTAAATTTTTTCAGGTAGTCGCTATATACTGTTAATAAAAAAGAGCCACTTAAATTAAATGGCTCGTGTATAATCTGTATTAATGTATCTGTATTGACTATGTAATCTTTTTTAATTACTAAATGTGCTTCCATATCATTTAAAGTTTTTTAATTCTGTTTTCTTACAATTCTTTTCCTTGTTGCTTCTAAATATAATACCATTATCATTGCAATATGTATGAAGGCTTTGACCGTATACAGTGGATATATAATTATGTTCGGTTAGTATTGCCTTAGCTTCTTGCTCGTAGTAATTTCCGTAACCATAATCAAATGGCATTACAATTCTTTTTTGAGAGTCCATTCCGTAGTCGATTATTATTTCTCCAGCGAAATAACTATTTCCGTTTACTTTGTCAAACCATTCTTTTGCAGTAATATCTAGTGTTTTCATAATTAAAAAGTTTATAACGTTTCGCTATTCTGTAGCTCGTCAGTACGGACTTTTTTGTATCCGTATACGTTTCTAGTCTATCTCTATTTAAGTAGCTCTAGGACTTCGGTTTTTATACCTGAGTAGTCTTACCCGCTTTATAGTGTTTTCCACTTCCGCAACTTTTTAAAACTGTTGTCCCGTTTAATTCTTTGTCAAATATATGTCGACTTTTTTAGTCTACCAAAATTTTAACATAACTTTAACATTTATTCGTGCCGTACTTACTTCGATGTTACGCCTTGAGCGGTACGGCTTGGATTATATTTTTGCTGCTATTAATTCGTATACGTAAATTATCATATTATTTGCATATAATATTTTTTTGTCTTTTCTCCATAAATTAATTTCGCTATCTCTTGCTTGTTCGTTTTCTTCATTACATAATACAGAATAAAATATTTTATTGTCTTGTTCTTCGTCTGTATTTATATAGTCTTTATTGAATTCATAACCTAAACTGTATAAATGTTTTTCTATTGCCTCTGTTACGTTTTCGGCTTTATAAATTCCCTCTGTATCGAAGTTGTTAACGTTTTCTGTTTCTCCCTCTTGGTAATTGTCTAAGTATACGTTATGCATACATTCGATAAAATAAGTTGCTTTCATAGTTTTATTTTTTAGTATCAATTAATTTTTTTAAAAATTCTAATTTAGAAAACGATGCCCCACTTAATCCAATTTGATAAAATCCATTGAATTTATAAATGTTTTTGTTTTTATAAGTTTCTATAAACATGATCTTAATTTATTTTTGTAACTTTATAAACGTCAAAATTTTTCCCGCTTGAAACGGTTGTAAATTCATAGCCTATTGAATTAAAAATCTTATTGTAACAATTTACGCCGACGCCCCCTTCAAAACTTGGTAAAATTCCATACCCCGAACCATATCCAAAAATATCATTATTTTTTAATTTTGAATTTTTGTTTTTTAATTTGTACATAAGTTTTAAAAATTGTGGGACTTGGTTTAAAACGTTAGCGACTGCAGTACTTTGTTTATCGTAACCGCATCCACTAATTGAACCACTAGAAACCATCCCTAAACCACTTACATAGGCTTCAGCGGTTGGATTTATTCCCCACATTTGAGAGCGTTTCCACTCAACTGTAATAGTTAAACTTTCTATTTGTGGCAAATTTTCGTTAAAATCTAAGTAAGAAAATGTTTTTTGTAATTTTTTTAAAGTTAATTTTTCAAGTCTGTCAATTAAATATTTTTTACATTCCTGTACATTTGCAAATACATGATTTTTTTTATTTGCTGGAAGTAACTCCAATAAATACCAGTCTAATTTTTTGGCTTCATTTGTTTCTATTTTTCTAATAGATGCAAGTTTTTCGTCTCTGCGTGTTAAAACTTCATTTTCTAACTGTTTGGCTAAATTTTTCATTTTAATAATATTTACAAAATAACTTCGTTGTTATTTCTTTTGCAAACATACAACGAGGATACAATACAATCCAACTTTTTAACATAACTTTAACATTTGGATAGTAAATAAACTTACTAACTCGTTTAAAAACAGTTAGTTAGGTTTTTAGGGGTTTGTTAAATTAGTTTTGTTTTGGGATTTTTTGATATGATCTTATTGCCCGTCCGAGCATATCTAATCAAACCAATTATATAACTCCTTGATTATCAAGTATGTGTGTAGGTTTTTTTAATTCGTGTAGGTTTTGTGTAGGTTTTGTGTAGATAATTTCGACTTAACTCCTTGATTATCAAGTAAGTATGTAGTAATGTAGATTTTACCCCTTATATATGAAAAAAAAAAAATATATATTATACATTACACTATATAGTCTAAGTAGGTGGTCAAAACCTACATTTCTACACTAATTTACGTTAGCCCCTTTGTTTATTGGTATTGAGACGATGTAGGTGCTACATTTTATCTACATTTTACTACATTAATACCTGCATTTTCTACATTTTATACATGTTTTTTAGTGTAGACAAATAATTATCCGACAACAAACGACAACAAACGGATAATTTTACAGGAGTAATTTTATGATGAACGGATCCAAGCGGTGCAATATGGTACCATATATCCAGTAGAAGTGCCTCACAAAAAAAGCCTAAAAATTTCGGAGGGAATTTTAAAAATGATAGGGGGGAGGGTCAAATATATATCGGTTTCCCTTTTGGGTTTTTTTCGCAATATAGGTATATAACCCCCGACCTAAACTTTTCTAACAATTTTTTTTTATAACTTTGCAAAATGAAACAAACTAAAACAATGCCGTCTCAAGAGATAGGTTTATACCGAATGGCAAAAGAGAAGAAGGCTATGCACGAAGCCAAGGAGTTGGTGGAGAAAGCAACGACAATGGCACTAGCTATGAAGATGGCTAAAATGTGAAGTTGTGTTTGAGTAAAACACATCCAGACTTAGTAAAGCCTCTTGCATTGCAACGTAACTAAGTATAATCCCAAGCGTAAAAACTTGGGTTTTTTTTTGTATATTTGTCGAATAAATAATTAAATTAAATGGAAATGCAATTAACAATTTCACCACAGTACGTGCTTATCGGCTTTGATTGGTATGGTGCAGACGAAAAGGACAACTTCAATGAAGTAAATATTTACTTCTTATTTTTAAAACTATCATTTTATTGGTAATTATAATGCTTAATTTACTTTGTATTTATTTTATTATCTTTGTAAAATAAATTCAGAGTCGTAGCTGATGTAAAAAACCAAAATAAATTCCCTGCTTGATACAGACTACGACCTGTTGATGGCAGGGTTTTATATTTTATGAAAACATGTACAAAATGCAAAATTGAAAAAGAATTAATTGAGTTTGGAAAATGCAAAATTGTAAAAAGCGGAATAAGGTCTATTTGCAAAAAATGTAATGCAGAACAAAGAAAAATTTATGTAGCATTAAATAGAGAAAAAATATACATAAAAACAAAAGAATATAATATAATAAATAAAGAAATAAAGAAAGAGAAACGAAAAATTTATAATTTAAATAATAAAGAAAAAATAGCTTTATATAAAAAAATATATAACGAAATAAATAAAGAAAAAATAGTTAAACAAAGAAAAATATATAGAAAAGTAAATAAAGATACTTTATATGTATATAGTAAAGAATATCATGTTAATAGAAAAAAAACAGATCCGTTGTTTAAATTTTCTGGAAAAGTAAGGTCTTCTATTAGTAGCGCGTTCAAAAGAAGTAATGGTAAATTTAGAAAAAACTCACTAACAGAAAAAATACTTGGATGCACAATATTAGAATTTACACATTATATTGAATCAAAACTAAAAGAAGGAATGACGTTAAGTAATCATGGCAAATGGCATTTAGACCATATAATACCAGTATCAAGAGCAAAAACTGAAGAAGAGATAATTAAATTAAACCATTACACTAATTTTCAGCCACTATGGGCAGAAGAAAACCTAAAAAAGGGAAATAAAATAATTAATTAAAATTAACTATATTTGCATAATTAAATCAAATTAAATGAATCCAAAAGAAATTATCTTCGACAAAGAAGCGCGAGACAAACTAATAAATGGAATTTCTATTATGGCTAAGGCGGTAAAAAGCACGTTAGGTCCTAGAGGAAATACAGTATTGATAGAAAGCCAAAGTCATATCCATGGAATAACGGTAACAAAAGACGGGATAACAGTCTGTAAATCAATAGATTTAGTTGACCCAGTTGAGAACTTAGCGGTTCAGATGATGAGAGATGCCGCAAGTAGAACAGCAACGAGTGCAGGTGACGGAACGACTTCGGCTATTGTTTTGACTGAGGCTATTGTTATGCAGGGTCAGGACTTGCTGAATGACAAGCACAACGTAACGGAGGTGATTAGACATATCAACGAAGTATCAAACGGTATTGTTTCAAGTTTAGAGAAGAGATCTCGCAAGGTAAGTGGCAAGACATTGAAGAATGTGGCGTCTATATCTGCTAATAATGATACGGAGCTTGGCAAGATAATTTCGGATGCGTATAACAAGGTAGGTAAGACAGGTATTGTGACTATTGAGAACTCACAGACAACTGAGACGTATGCGGAGTTCACGGATGGTATAAAGGTAAAGAGAGGGTATACGAGTAATTTATTCGTGAATGACCATAAGAATGACGAGTGTATCTTGGACGATGTGTATATTATGGTTACCGATCAGGAGATAAATAGTATATTATCGATAGAAAAGGTATTGACGCATATTATTAACACGAAGAAGAAGTTATTGATAATAGGACCATGTACTCAGAACGTTATAAATACGTTGGCTATAAACGTAGTTAAGAACGGATTGAAGTTTTGCAACATATCACCACCAGAGTTTGGGTACAAGAAGAACGAATTGATGAGTGATATTGCGTTGTCTGTTGGGGCTAAGTATTTCTCAGAGAGTACTGGCGATGACTTGAGTCTTATTGACGTTGATAGTTTGGGTCATGCAGAGCGTATCATAGTAGGAAGAGATAGTTCGGCTATTATCAGGTCTAAGGTAAAGGATGACGAGGTGAATGAGCGCGTTAAGCAGCTGTGGGAATCATACTCTATGCAACAACGCAAGTCGGACCAAGACTTTATCAAGGAGCGTATTGCTAGTTTGACAGGAGGGATTGGCGTTATTTACGTTGGAGGAAATTCAGACCTTGAGCAGAAGGAGCGTAAGGATAGAGTTGATGATGCGGTGTGTGCGGTTAGGTCAGCACTGGAGGAGGGTATTTTACCAGGAGGAGGACTAGCGTTATTCAGAGAGTCGTATAGAATCATTGCTGATGCTGACGATATGATTGAAGATATTAGTGCTGAGCAGTATGTAGCGATGCATATATTGGCACGAGCGATACAAGCACCTTTGTTGCAGATACTTGCGAACGCTGGGTTGGACGGATATAATATAATGGACGATAGTAGAGCTTCGGATGGCAACAACGGATATGACGTTAAGGGTAATGTATATGGAGACATGTATGACATGGGAGTAATAGACCCGTTGAAGGTAACGAAGAACGCATTGAAGAACGCGGTGAGTGTAGCCACGACAATACTGAGTACTAATGCAATAATAACAATAGCAAGAGCGTAATGATACCAATAAACAAATACTGTGTTATAAACGAGATAAAAGAGCAAAGCCAGACAGAATCTGGCTTAATGCTCTCGGCAAGTGATTCTGACAAGTTCAGATACAAGAAAGGCAAGGTAGTTAAGGAAGGCACGAATGTTGACTGCGTGAAGAGTGGTGATATGATATATTACGACAAGGCAGCAGGATTCGAGATGTTGATTGACAATGTAGCCTATACGATTATACTAGAGCGAGACATTGTTCTTGTTCTTTAGTCTAGTTTCTCTATATTTTACAACGTGGGGTTGTTTTGCGTATTCTTCATACTCAAGGTCAGCCCTACGTTTTTTTTCTTTACGAGTAAGGTTCATCTTACGAAAAACGCGCTTAGTCATGTTTTGAGAATAGGTAGCGTCTTTGTTGTACATAGGATTATTAGTTGGAACTTCTGATATACCTACTTTACCTTCGAGTCGGTCGTATATGTTATTCATTAGTATTTTTGCTTTATGACTAACGGTATATAGAGCGGCTTGATTATTTTTATTTTCTCTCCATATAGTTATCCAACCATCGTCTAGCAAACGTTTGAATCTTGTTTTATCCCAACTAAATGTACATTCTACTTCTTTATAAAAAGACATTTTGAATAAATTTTCACTATGTAAGAAGAATAATATCTCAAGGTCTGGTGCTGAAAGACCGTGTTTAGCTCTTGCCCACATACGCATAGCTCTGTAATACTTAAGGTAATTTGACGAAGGGGGAATTATAGTATAAGTCCTCTTTATTTTATTTGTCTGAATTTTCATTTAATTATTATTATTACCTTTGCAAAGATACTAAATAATATAGACATGATTAAAAAATGCTCTGCAAGTATGGCTTCAAGCAAAAAGAAAGCCAGTCAATACGAATCAAAAAAGTCATTAAAAGGAAAGATGTCGTATTTAAAAGGAAACGTTAAAAAATAAGTTATGCCATTAAAAAAAGGGAAATCGCAAAAAGTAATTAGTTCTAATATTAGAACAGAGATGAAGAGTGGTAAACCACAGAAACAGGCAATAGCAATTGCTTTATCAAAAGCTGGTAAAAAGAAGAAATAATGGCGTTAGGAAAAACAGCACGTTACTATAGAGATAATCCAGACGCAAGAAAAAAGCGTTTAGAATATCAATCTGAATATAATAAAAAACCAAGGGAGTTAGCCAAACGAGCTGAGTTAAACAAAGAAAATAGACGTAGAGGAACTTATGCTGATCATGATGGAAATGACTTATCACATACTAAAAAAGGATATGTTATGAAGAAAGCATCTGTAAATAGAGGTGATACTAACGATATGCCAGGAGACAAAAGGTCTAGAGGTAAAAAAAAGTAAATATATGTTATTAGGAGACAGAATAGAGCAAATAACTAAAGCTACAGGAATTAAAAAAATTGTAAGTACAATCACAAAAGATTGTGGATGTGCTGATAAAAAAGCAAAATTAAACAATCCAGATTTATTAATAAACAAAATATTAAAATAATGTTACAACCACCTATCAAAAAAACAAAGAGACCAGACACTCCATTAGCTACTAGCCCAACACCAAAGAATGTAGTAAAAGCTAAGGCTATTGTAAAAACAAAACCTGTAAAAAACAATGGCGGATACGCAGAAGGTGTTGTTATTTCTAAAAAAGATGAGCTTGCTCACCCAGAGGATTTTAAATATTTAAAAAGAAAAAAATAATGGCATCACAAAAATTACAAGCAGAAAGAGCTGCTTTAGTAACACCTTCAGACACAGTAAGTATTCCATCTATTAGTGGTGGAGTAAATAACGGTTGTGTATTATATGTTGGAACTGGAGGAGACGTAGCTGTTACTACTGTAGGCGGAGATAGCATAGTATTTTCTAATGTTCAAGACGGTTCATTTATTCCAGTTCAAGTATTAAGAGTACTTGAGACGGGAACTAATGCGTCTAACATTATAGCACTTTGGTAATATGTTTATAGCTATAGCAAATGCGATAGGTCTAGGAAGGTCTGGTTCATATATAACTAAGTTAATTAATACTTTTAAAACAAGAGTAGCTAATGACGGTGGAATATTCGAAGCGGAAGCTTGCCTATTAACTACATTAACAAATCTAAAAAATATAAAATGAGTTTATTAGAACAAGCAAGTTTAATTGTAACACCAAACGCCTATAAAGAGAATGTACTTTATTCGGTTGTTCCGAATGATAGAAGTGGCGATTTAGATGTAGTTCGTGCAACTACTGCAACGAGAGTAAATGCTGATGGACTAATTGAAGTAGTGCCAAAGAATTTAGCAAGTTATTCAGAGCAGTTTGATAATGCGATTTGGTCAAAGTCAAATACTACTGTTACGACTAACTCAATTACTGCTCCAAATGGGACATTAACTGCTGATACAATAACAGAGAGTACTGCAAATGCAATTCATTTTATTGCACAATCAGTTACTTCTTATACTTCGGGTATTATTATTACGGTTTCTTTTTACGCAAAACCAAATGGAAGAACATCTGTGGCTATTATGGAGGGAAATAATATTGGAGGAAATTCAAAAGTTGTTTTTAATTTAGCAAACGGAACAGTAACTAGTAAAGGAAGTTTAGCAATTACTGCTACAATTTTAAAAGATGATGCGACAAATTGGTGCTATTGCACAATGAGTTTTGTGTCTATAAGTACGAACAGTTTTTATCCAATGATATGGCCAACTTATTTAGACCAAGACTCCTATGTAGGAGATGGAGTAAGTGGCTTCTATTTATGGGGTTTTCAAGCTACTCAAAGTTCAATTCCAAAAGATTATTTTCCTACAACAGACAGATTAAACATTCCACGTTTAGACTATTCGGGAGGTGGATGTCCGAGTATATTAGTTGAACCGCAGAGAACGAATGAATTTTTTAGAAGTGAGGAGTTTGATAATGCTTTTTGGCCAAAATCAGGAGTTACAATTATTGCAAACGACACTATTTCTCCTGATGGTAATTTAACTGCTGATAGAGTTACAATAGTAGATGTTGGACAGGGAACAATAGCGAAATCATATTCAAGAACAAATTATACTTTATCTGTTTTTGCAAAAAAAGGTAATTCAAATTTAATATCAATTTCTCTTTTGGGTTCAAATCATAGAGCTGATTTTAATTTAGATTTAGGAACAATTATATATTCATCAGGAACAGGTGTATCGCCTAAAATTGAAGATTATGGCAATGGATGGTTTAGATGTATATTAGAGAATGTTCCAAGCATTACACAATTAAGAATATACGCTGGAGGTATTGGAACGGCAGCAGTAAATGATTATATTTACCTTTGGGGAGCTCAAATCGAAGCAGGTGCAAACGCCACTTCATACATCCAAACTGTTGCAAGTACTGTAACAAGAAACTCTGATGTTATATTTAATGATAATTTTGTGGTTGCCAATAATTCAAACTTTGCAGTAAGTGGTGAATTTTTTCTTTTAGAAGATAGAAATGAACTTTATGGTCGCAGTGGGGCTATTATTTTAAGGTTATTTTTAACTGGCAGAACATCATTTTCTTATTTTATTTCGTTTCAAAGACATTCAAATAAATTTAATTTAAGATACAAAAACGATTTAGGTAACAATTTACAGGTTAGCACAGACGAAGATTTTAATTTTGGGGTATGGAATAAATATGCGGTTAGCGTAGAAGTTGGCGTAGGTTTTAAAATAGCTATAAATGGCGTTTTAGAATTTTTCCCAGACACTTCAATAGTTGCTATGACTACTGATAGAATCAGCACAAACGCTTATGATAATTCAAATATGGGAGGTAAAATACAAAATATAATTACCTACCCAACCGCTTTAACAGACGAACAATGTATCGCTTTAACAACTATATAAAATGAAAATATCAAAACTAAATTACACAGACAAAGAAACTGCAATAGCTGATTTAATAGCAAAAGGGGTTTACAACAAAGATTTATCTTATGTACAAGGAATCTAATATGGCTGTTGTTTATATACATATGAAACCAAGTACTCGTGATATTTATTACGTTGGAATAGGAAATAAAGAATCAAGAGCGTATAACAAAAGAGACAGAAATATACATTGGAAAAGAGTATACGAAAAATACGGTCTTATAGTTGATATTGTTGCAAAAGATATTGATTTAAATCAAGCTAAAGAAATAGAAAAATTTATGATAAATTCTTTAGGAGTTGAAAATTTATGTAACATAACACTTGGAGGAGAAGGAGCGTTTGGTTTAAAACATTCTGAAGAATTAAAAATAAAACAAGCGAAATTATTAAAATCTTATTCAAAAGGAAGAGTTCATACAAAGGAAACAAGAGAAAAGATATCAAATACAAGAAAAGAAAAGAACATTAAAATAAGTGAAATAACAAGACAAAGACAGAAAGAAGCTTGGAAAGAATCAGCTATGCGGGTTAGAGAAGTAACAAGTGGAATAGAATGTTATATGTGGGAAACAAAAGCTATATTTGGAAGTAAATATAGAACCATAAATGGAAATAGTAATCATGACAGACCAATAAAAAGAGGTATAAACAAAGGGCTAAATTTTATAAGAATATGAATATTTTTAAACTTAAGTACGAAAGCGAACAGCAAGCAATTATTGATTTAAAATCAAAAGGTGTTCTTGTAGAAACAGAAGAAACAGATGGTAATATTCAATTATCATATGGACAAGGAATTCAGGCTGTAGTAAATATAGGAAAAATCGTTTTAGAAAACCCAACATTTGACGATGAGGGCAACGAATTAACTCCAGCGATTTATGCCGATGGATATGCTTACGATGTAATGTCGGAGCAAGAAATTGTTTTTGAAAATCAAATATTCCCTAAAAATCCAAAGCACGGGTTCGCTGGGTATAACATTGTACAAGATGAGCAAGGAGCAATTTGATAGAATTTTAAGTAAATGGATTTCCCGTAAGCTACTCGTTTTTATAGTAGCTTGTGGGGGTTTATTTAGTGGACAATTGACCTCATCCGATTGGGTTATAATTGCGACGGCTTACATAGGAATCGAGGGAATTACAAATATAGTTGAAAGATTAAGAAAATAATGGATAATTTAGAACAACTGAGTCAAGACATAAAAGAGATAAAACAAGCTTTATTAGGCAGTGAGTTTAATAACTTCAAAGGAATGGTATCTCAGGTAAAAGAGATAGACGAACGAGTTGAAGATTTGGAGACTTTCAAGAATGAAATCTCTGTATATGTCAATCAGTTCAAGGTTGCATTTGTAATATTATTTGGTGCATTAATCACATTATTATTTAAGGCATTCAAATGAAAAATATATCAAAATACATAACTTACTTAGAAGCCACTACAAGTCAGACTGCAACACGTAAAGGAATAGTAAATATTCCTGGAGACAAGGAATTAATTAATATGCAACTTGTTGGTATTCGAGTATTTGACGTAATAAGAGAGCATTTTAAAACTCCATTACGCGTTTCTAGTTTTTACAGAAGCTTGTTATTAAACAACTCTATTGGTGGTTCTAAAACTTCTCAGCACGTTAAGGGACAAGCTATAGATATACAAGGAACAGGAAAGGTTACGAATAAAATGATATTTGATTACATAAAAGAAAACTTGGATTTTGACCAATTAATTAATGAATATAATTATAGTTGGATTCACGTATCTTACGTTTCAAAAGAAAAAAACAGAAAACAAATACTGAATATAAAATGAAATATTTATTCGTATTATTATTATTGTTAAGTTCTTGTGCTACTCGCAAAGTAGTTAAAGAAGAAGTCAAGATAGATAAGGTTGAGGTTGTACAAAACAACATTCAGACAAAAGAAAATATAGACATTAAAATAGTAGATAGCATTAGCGAGATATGTATTGAACCAATCGATACCATCAAACCAATGATAATAGACGGTAAAACATACGTAAACGCCAAAATAAGATACAAAAAACAAAAAGTGAATACTAGTATCGTTTCAAATAAAACAACGTCTGATTTAAGTACAAAAAAAATAACTGAAAAAGTAGCTGTTTTTAAAAAAGATACAGAACGTGAATCTATTTTTAATTGGTGGTGGTTGGTCTTAATAACAGTAATAATAATAATAATATATAAAGTTAAATGACAAAAATTAGCGAATATCCAGAAATTTCAACAGCAACAGTAGATGATTTATTAATAGGCACATCTTCTACAGACGAGTCTACTAAGAACTTTAAGATATCTCAAATAAATAGCCTTAGAGATACGTCTCAAGGATTATACGCACAAACAAATTTAGGTAATCCAATAACTTTTGCGGATGGAGAGACTTCTCTAATTGGAGTCGGGGTAGGTACTTTAACGGTTCCTGCTGATTCATTTAAAGTAGGAGATTCTTTCGTTATTAAGATGTGTGGACCGGTTACATGCCCAAACAACATGGGGTTAAACATTAAAGTTCGATCAAATGGAGTAATCATATTAGAAACGCCCGTTTTTGAATTAGCAGCATGCTCAGATAGAACTTATGATTTAATTTTAGATTTTACAATAGCAGCAATTGGAGGGATAGGAGTGGCTAAACTATTTGCCAATGGTAGCTTTACTTACAATAAAAATTCTTCAAATGCTTTTGAAGGAGTTAACTTTAGACAAATTAGCGAAACTGTTTTTGATACAACAGTAGAGAACGAACTAGATATAACTGCCGAATGGCTAGAAGATAGTCCAACGCTTCAAATAGTTTCTCAAAATTTTACATTAACAAAAGTTTTTTAACTATCTTTGTAAAATGAAAAAAGTAGAACAAGAAGAATTAGAAAATCTAAGAACTTTGCATCATAGGTTTAACGAAACAAAAATTTCTATTGCCGATGCCGAGTTGTCTAAAAATAAACTATTTAGAGATTTAGAATCTTTATCAAAAGAGTTTGTTGAAGCCGAATCTTTTTTGATGGATAAATACGGTAATGTAAATATTAATTTAAATACAGGAGAAATAACAAGTGTTTGATATTAGAAAAATATCTATAGGAGCTAACTACAAGAGCGATGCTATGCATTTTCTTGTAGGACAGTTTGTGCTAGATAAAACCTATGTTATTCATCATATAAAGTATAGTGAAGATATGATTAATATTTACATAGAAAAGAATAAAGAAGTATTTCTATGGAAAAGCTTTAATTCTAATATGCCTATATCTCTAGAATACAATATAGACTTTTAATGAAATCACCACATGCGTTTATCGTAAAACCATTAAATGGTAGGCGATACGACAATATAAAAAAGATAGGAGGTATCGACTTTATAACCAGCACGTCTCAAGAGGACCACATGGCTTCAAATAGATACGCTGAAGTTGTAGAACTTCCAGTTGATTATATTGGAGAAATACAAAAAGGAGATACACTACTAGTACATCATAACGTATTTAAGATATACTATGATATGCGAGGTAGAGACAAGAGTAGTGGAAACTTCTTCAAGGATGATTTATTCTTTGTTGGAGACGACCAGTACTTCTTATACAAGCATAACAATCAGTGGTTTACACATTCTAAGTATTGCTTTATAAAACCAATCGAAACAAGGGATTCTATAATAAGAAAGCCAGGAACAGAAGAGCCTCTAATGGGTACTATTTCTTATATAAATCAAGAACTACTAGACTTAGGTCTGAATATTGGAGATGAGATATCATTTGAACCAGACAGCGAATATCCGTTCTATGTTGATGATGAGAAGTTATACAGAATGTTTACTAATAACATTACAATCAAATGGAATCAAACGAAATCAAACAACGCATAATCAATGCTGGTTATAAAGCAGTTGAGGAATTAATAAAGATAGCCGAGGACAAAATACTTCTAGGAACGGATGACGACTTATCTGCTGATAAACTAAAGAACGCAGCGTCAACAAAACGCTTAGCTATAGAAGACGCCTTTCAGATTCTCAATAGAATAGAACAAGAGAGAGATAAACTATCAGAAGAACCTACTAAGATAGAAGAACCTAAAATACAAGGATTTGCAGAAAAACGATCAAAATAATCTTTTTTTAATAAGAAAAGACTACGTATCCAATCCTATTATTTTAAGTAAAAATAAAGGAAAGAGTTGGAAGTATGGGTATGACGAAAAATATGATATGGTAGTAATATCTAAAGACGGTACTATTGGTCAAATAATCGAGATAAACGGACTTGTAATTGCATTACCTTCTGTTTCAGAAAAAGTATATAAAAGAGACAATAAAAAAGAAAATCAATATTGGGAACCAGCTGAATATCCAAAGGAATTAGATAAAATAAAAACTATATTTCAATGGCATACTATGCCTAAAGAGTTCAAGTCTAAATGGGTTGATTATATAGAAGGAGAGTTTGATAGACGCGAGAATGGATTTCACTTCATGAATAATGGAGTAGAGACATATATCACAGGTTCGCATTATATGTATCTTCAATGGACTAAGATTGATATTGGTTTACCAGACTTTCGTGAAGCCAATCGTATTTACTTTATATTTTGGGAAGCATGTAAAGCAGACCCTCGTTCGTTTGGACTTGTATACCTAAAGATTAGACGTTCAGGATTTTCATTTATGTCATCTTCTGAAGCGGTTAATATCGGAACTCTTGCAAAAGATGCAAGGATTGGTATTCAGTCAAAGACGGGTGGTGATGCTAAGACAATGTTTACCAATAAGGTAGTGCCTATATCTGGTAACTACCCTTTCTTTTTCAAGCCTATTACAGACGGTATGGATAAGCCTAAGACAGAACTTGCTTATCGAGTACCAGCCGCTAAGATTACTAAGAAAAATATGTATGAAGATGGTGGTGCGGAACTTAAAGGTCTTGATACTACTATTGACTGGAAGAACACCTCTGATAACAGTTATGATGGGGAGAAACTATTGTTGCTTATAGAAGACGAGTCTGGAAAATTAGAAGCTCCTAATAATATACTTAACGGATGGCGAGTTAGAAAAACTTGCTTACGATTAGGTTCTAAAGTTATTGGAAAATGCATGATGGGTTCTACTCCTAACGCATTAGCTAAAGGAGGAGGTAATTTTAAAAAGCTATACGAAGAATCAAACATAAAGACACGTAACGCTAACGGACAAACAAAGTCTGGTATGTACTCTCTTTATATTCCAATGGAATGGAACTTTGAAGGGTATATAGATAGATACGGAATGCCTGTGTTTAGAAAGCCTGAGAAACCGATTTTAGGTATTGACGGAGAAATGATAAGTGATGGTGTTATTGATTACTGGGAAAATGAAGTTGCATCTTTAAAAAACGATGCGGATGCTCTTAATGAATTTTATAGACAATTCTCAAGAACAGAGTCTCACGCATTTAGAGATGAGAGTATATCATCTATATTCAACTTAACAAAGATATATCAGCAAATAGACTATAATGACTCTTTAATACGAGATAGAATACTTACTCGTGGTTCTTTTAGTTGGTTGAATGGAGAAAAAGATACAAAGGTTGTTTGGACGCCAGACAATAGAGGGAGGTTTTTAGTTTCTTGGATACCAAATAATAGTTTGCAAAATAATGTTATTTATAAAAACGGAATGAAGCATCCAGGAAATGATCATATTGGTGCATTTGGATGTGACCCGTATGATATATCTGGAACTGTTGGAGGAGGTGGGTCTAATGGTTCATTGCATGGACTTACTAAGTTTAATATGGATGAAGCTCCAAGTAATCAATTTTTTTTAGAATACATAGCAAGACCACAAACAGCAGAGATATTTTTCGAAGAAGTATTAATGGCTTGTGTGTTTTACGGAATGCCTATTTTAGTAGAAAATAATAAACCAAGACTATTATATCACTTTAAGAACAGAGGTTATAGAGGATTTTCTATGAACAGACCAGACAAGCATTATAATACCCTTTCTAAGACAGAAAAAGAACTAGGAGGTATTCCTAACTCTTCTGAAGATGTTAAGCAGTCACACGCTGCTGCTATAGAATCTTACATTGAAAAATATGTAGGATTAGATTTAGAAGGAACGTATCGTGATTCTGACGAAATGGGTAGTATGTTCTTTACACGTACAATAATGGAATGGGCTAATTTTGATATAAACAATAGGACTAAGTTTGATGCTGCTATTAGCTCAGGATTAGCTATTATGGCTAATCAAAAGAATACGTATATAAGCCCTAAAAAAGAATCAAAAATAAAAATTACCTTTGCAAAGTATGACAATAGCGGAAAATACAGCGAAATAATAAGATAAATGAAGGACGTAAAAATAAGTACTCCACTAGTAAACTTTCCTAATCAATTTGCACCAGATAGTGTTAAAGAATCGTATGAATATGGATTGCAAATAGGGCAAAGTATTCAATATGAGTGGTTTAGAAAAGACGGTGCTAATTGTAGATTTTATAATCAATGGGCTGATTTTCATAAGCTAAGACTATATGCAAGAGGCGAACAATCTGTTGCTAAGTATAAGAGCGAAATGGCTGTTGATGGAGATTTAAGTCATCTTAACTTAGACTGGACTCCAGTTCCTATCATACCTAAATTTGTTGATATAGTTGTTAACGGAATGAATGATAGATTATTCAAAGTAAAAGCATTCTCTCAAGACGCTATGTCTGCCGATAAAAGGTCTAAGTATCAAGATATGATACAGTCAGATATGGTAGCTAAAGACTTGTTACTACAAGTTAAAGAACAATTTGGAGTAGATTCGTTTGATACTAATCCAGATGAGCTTCCTAATAACCAAGAAGAATTATCTTTATTTATGCAACTTAACTATAAGCCGTCTATTGAGATAGCTGAAGAAGAGGCTATTAATACAGTATTTGAAGATAATAAATATAATGAAATTAGAAAAAGAGTTGATAATGATATAGTTACACTTGGAGTTGGTATGGCTAAACACATGTTTTTAGCTGGTGACGGAGTAAGACTTGAGTATGTTGACCCTGCTAACGTTGTTTATAGTTATACTGAAGATCCTTATTTTAAAGATTGTTTTTATTGGGGAGAAATCAAAACAGTTCCAATAACAGAGTTAGTTAAAATAGATACAACACTTACAAACGAACAACTTGAAGAAATTTCTAAGTATAGTCAATCTTGGTATGATTATCATAATTCCTCACAGTTTTATAATAATAGTTTATTCAGTAATGATTCAGCTACGTTATTATATTTTAATTATAAAACAACTAAAAAAATCGTATATAAGAAAAAACACTTAGATAACGGTGGTTTTAAAATAATAGAAAAAGATGATACCTTTAATCCACCAGAAGAGATGATGGAAGAAGGTAGATTCGAAAAGATTGAAAAAACAATTGATGTTTGGTATGATGGCGTAATGGTTATGGGTACAAACATTATGTTAAAATGGGCGTTATCTAAAAATATGGTACGTCCTAAGTCAGCATCACAACACGCTATACCAAATTATATATCTGTTGCTCCTAAATTATACAAAGGAAATATAGAGTCATTAGTTAAGCGAATGATACCATTTGCTGATTTAATACAAATGACGCATTTAAAATTACAACAAGTTATTGCTAAGGTAGTTCCTGACGGTGTATTTATTGATGCTGATGGTATTAACGAAGTTGATTTAGGCACTGGAGCTGCTTATACTCCAGAAGACGCATTAAGATTATATTTCCAAACAGGTAGTGTAATTGGTAGAAGTTACACTGGAGATGGTGAATTTAATAACGCAAGGATTCCAATTCAAGAACTTAATACTAATAGTGGTCAAGCTAAAATAGCTAGTTTAATAGGAAGTTATAATCATTACTTAGGTATGATTAGAGACGTAACTGGACTAAACGAAGCTCGTGATGGTTCTAGTCCAAATCCTGATGCGTTAGTTGGTGTTCAAAAATTAGCGGCATTAAATTCAAATACAGCAACAAGACATATATTAGAGTCAAGTTTATTTATAACTCGTTCATTATCAGAGGCTATATCTTATAGAGTAGCTGATATTTTAGAGTTCTCTGATTTTAGAGAGGAATTTATAATGCAGATTGGAAAATACAATGTCGGTATATTAGAAGAAATAAAAGACTTGTATATTTACGACTTTGGTATATTTATCGAAGTTGCTCCAGACGAAGAAGAGAAGGCTCAGTTAGAGGCTAATATTCAAATGGCATTATCTCGTGATTCTATTTATTTAGAAGACGCTATTGATATTAGAGAGATGCGTAATCTTAAGTTAGCTAATCAATTACTTAAGCTTAAGAGAAAGAAAAAAGAAGAGCTTGCTCAGAAAAATGCACAAGCTCAACAACAAGCACAGGCTCAAATGCAAATGCAGTCACAACAAATGGCTGCTGAAACGTCATTACAAAATATACAAGCAGAAACACAATCTAAGATGAAGGTAAAACAAGCCGAATCTGCTTATGAAATTGAGAAAATGAAGAGTGAAGCTAATCTTAAAATGCAGTTAATGCAAATGGAATTTAATCTTCAAATGCAATTAAAAGGAGTTGAAGTAGAGGCTATTAAAGGTAAAGAGACAATGAAGGAAGATGCTAAAGATAAGCGTATTAGTTTACAGAATACTCAGCAATCAAAATTAATAGAACAGCGTAAAAATAATTTACCACCTGTTAATTTTGAGTCAAATGAAGATTCGCTTGACGGATTTGATTTAGCTGAATTCGAACCAAGATAAAATAACTAACTTTGCAAAAAAATAATATATGGCAACAGTACCTAGTGGAACTAGATTTATAGGAATAGCTACAGACGTTAATTTAGTAGAAAAAAAATCAGCATTATTAAATAAAGAAACACAACCTTATACTATTAATGACTTAGTTAACACTATAGGTGTTGGGGCTCAAGGACCTCAAGGTGTGCAAGGACCAGCTGGACCGTTAGGACCAGTGGGACCAGCTGGATTAAACTGGCAAAGCGAATGGAGTTCTGAGGGAGTTTATGTAGCAGATGATGCTGTAGGATTTAACGGAGCATCTTGGTTTTGTATATTAGCTACTGGACCTTCTGAGTTTACGCCAGAAACAGATACAACTCACTGGGCTTTATTAGCTTCTCAAGGAGCTCAAGGACCTCAAGGAGTTCAAGGACCTGCTGGACCTCAAGGAGCTTCGGCTAGTCAAATTTACAAGTCTTATGTAGCTTATTTATCTTATAGTTCTGGAACTGGATTTGTAGTTGTTCCTACCGTAGTTTATAATGATTTAGGAGTAACTCCTTCTTGGTCTATTGACGTTGGAGGTAGTCCTGTATTTAATGCTACTGTTGCTAGTGTTTTTACGTTAAATAAAACAGTAATGTTTACTGACACTCAAGTAAAAGGACAATCTTCTTTTGTTAGTGCTAATAAAAATACAACCAATAACGTAATATCATTTCAACTTACAGATTCTAATGGAGATTTATTTTTCTCTCCATTCTCTGATTTGTTAGTAGAAATTAGAGTATATAACTAATGGCAAAAACAGCAGCTTGGCAACGCAAAGAAGGTAAATCAGCAACTGGTGGTTTAAATGCTAAAGGAGTTGCTTCATATAGAAAAGAAAATCCAGGTAGTAAATTAAAGATGGCAGTTACTACTCCGCCTTCTAAATTAAAACCAGGAAGTAAAGATGCAAATCGTAGAAAATCTTTTTGTGCTAGAATGTCTGGAATGCCAGGACCATTGAAGAAACCAAATGGTGAATCAACAAGAAAGAAACTTGCTTTAGATAAGTGGAATTGTTAAAAATTAAATAAATTAAATCAAATGGAAAATTTTACAGCCGTCAGAGACCTTGGTGTCGCTGAACAAAAATCAGTTCAAGAAGTTGAACAAGAGTTATTAGACAAGCATGAAGCCGCTCAACAAGAACAACAAGCGGTAGATGTACAACAAGACGTACATCAAGAGCCTATTGCTCCAAAAGAATATGATGATCAAGACGTGTTGTCTTACATCAATAGTAAATATAATAAAGAAGTAAACTCTATTGATGAGTTATTTAAAAAAGAAGAAGTAGAGGAATTACCTAGTGATGTATCTGCTTTTTATAAATATAAAAAAGAAACTGGAAGAAACATTGATGACTTTGTTAAGTTAAACAAAGATTTTAATGCTATGAATCCAGAAAGTTTGTTAGCCGAGTATTATGCTCAAACAGAAGAAGACTTAGATTCAGACGATATTGCATATCTAATTGAAGAAAAGTTTGCTTACGATGAGGATATTGATGAACCAAAGGACATCAAAAGAAAGGAATTGGCTAAGAAGAAAGAGCTTGCTAAAGCTAGAAAGTATTTTGAAGATGCAAAAGAAACTTACAAGATTCCTCTTGAGTCAAGAACGGATTTAGTTTCTAATGAAGAAAAAGATACCTACCAAGCTTACAAGAAATATGTTCAAGACTCGCAGAATCAACAACAAGAGAATTCTAGACGTTCTGAATATTTTCAAAAAAAGACGAATGAACTTTTTTCTGATGAATTCAAAGGTTTTGATTTCAACGTAGGGGATAAAGTAATTAAGTTTTTACCTGGAGATGTGAACGAAACTAAAATGGCTCAATCTGATGTCTCAAATTTTATATCTAAGTATTTAGATGAAAATGGAATGATATCTGATCATGTTGGTTATCATAAGTCATTAGCAGCTGCAATGAACCCTGAAAAAATGGCTAAGTTCTATTATGAACAAGGCAAAGCCGATGCGTTACTAGGTAATGTGCAAAAAATGAAAAACATTGATATGGAATTAAGAAATTCTCCTCAATCAATTGGCAGTTCAGGATTTAAAGTAGTAGCTAGTAACAGTGATAGTGGGAGCGGACTAAAAATTCGGAGTAATAAAAAATAAAACAAAAACAAAATGGCATCACAATTGAACCCAACGCCTGGTTATGCGTTACAGCCAAGTGCTCAAAAACAAACGTTAAGCACTAACTACATCACTAACTTTGATTTCTTAAATCAGTATCTTCCTGATACTTACGAGAAAGAATTTGAACGTTACGGAAATCGCTCAGTTGCATCTTTCTTAAGAGCAGTTGGAGCTGAAATGCCGTCTAACTCTGACCTTATTAAATGGGCTGAGCAAGGACGTTTGCATACAAAATATACTAACTGTACTACAACTGCTACTTTAGCTGCTGATACTGCTACATTCGCTGTTGAAGATGTGTTAAACCCTACATTAACTTCTGCTACTGGTATCGCATTTAGAGAAGGACAAACTGTATTTATCTCTGATAATACTGCTGGTTCTAATATCTCTAACAAAGCAATTATTACAGATGTTGATTATGCTAACAGTGAATTCACAGTTGCTTTTTATGAAGGTGCTGGTATTGGTGTAGCTGGAGCTGGTAAAACATTTACTTGTTTTGTATATGGTTCTGAGTTCAAAAAAGGTACAACTGGAATGGCTGAATCTTTAGAAGCTGATGACGATATCTTTGAAAATAGCCCGATTATCATCAAAGATAAATATGCTGTTTCTGGTTCTGATATGGCTCAAATCGGATGGGTAGAAGTAACTACTGAAAACGGAGCTACTGGTTTCTTATGGTACATTAAATCTGAGCATGAAACTCGTTTGAGATTCGAAGATTATTTAGAAATGTCTATGATTGAAGCTGTTCCTGCTGAAGCTGGTTCTGGAGCTGCTGCAAATGCTGTTTATGGAAATAAAGGTTCTGAAGGTTTATTCTATACTGTATCTCAAAGAGGTAATGTATGGGGTGGTGGTAACCCAACTTCATTAACAGACTTTGATGCTATAATTCAAAGACTTGACAAACAAGGGGCTATTCAAGAAAATGTATTATTCGTTAATCGTCAGTTCTCTTTCGATATTGATGATATGTTAGCTGCTCAAAACTCTTACGGTGCAGGTGGAACTTCTTATGGATTGTTCGACAATGACAAAGAGATGGCATTGAACTTAGGTTTCTCTGGATTTACAAGAGGTTATGATTTCTATAAAACAGATTGGAAATACTTAAATGACGCTTCTTTAAGAGGTGGAATTGTTGGTGGAACTGTAAATGGAGTTTTAGTACCTGCTGGTTCTACTTCAGTTTATGACCAAGTTCTTGGTAAAAACGCTAAACGTCCATTCTTACACGTTCGTTATAGAGCTTCTGAAACAGAAGATAGACGTTACAAAACATGGATTACTGGTTCTGCTGGTGGTGCTCAAACATCTGATTTAGATGCTATGGAAGTACACTTCTTATCAGAAAGAGCTTTATGTACTCTAGGTGCTAACAACTTCGTATTATTCGAAGGAGTAACAGCATAATTAATACCTAACAGGGGAGTAACATCCCCTGTTATTTTTTTAAATAAATTAAATCTTATCAAATGAAAACAACTACAGTAGCAGTGGACAAAATTTATGTCCTAAAAAAGAAAAGCAAACCATTAACTTATATGCTTTCATCAAGAAACACTCATAGGTCATCATTACTATATTTTGACGGAGAATCAAACAGACCTTTAAGATATGCAGTAAACCAAAAAAGTCCATTCGAGGACGAACAAGATGGTAATGCTATTTTAGAGCCTATAGTATTTGTAGATGGTGCATTAAAAGTGCCAAAAACAAATCCAGTTTTACAAAGATTTTTAGAACTTCATCCTGGTAATGGTATGGTATTCGAAGAAATTAATACTGAAAAAGATGCGACTTCTGATATTGATAGATTAAACTATGAATTAGACGCTCAAATTTCAGCAAGAGAATTAAATGTTGAAATGTTAGAATCTGTAGCTAGAGTATTACTTGGATCTAAAATTGACAAAATGTCAACAGCAGAATTAAAGCGTGATGTTTTAGTGTATTCTAAAAATTATCCTATTCAATTCTTAGAAATGCTTAATGACCCAATGTTGCAGTTACAAAATACTTGTGCTAAATTTTTTGACCTTGGATTATTAACATTAAAAAATAAAGGAAGAGATATTTATTTTAACCTACCACAAAACAAGAAGAAATTATTGACAGTACCTTTTGGTGAGAACAATATTTATATATTAGCATCATATCTTCAAACTGATGAAGGATTAGAAGTGCTTAGATTGTTAGAGAGTAAAATCTCTTAAGGAAAATAAGGGTAGCTAATTGCTACCCTTTTTTTTATTATCTTTGTAAAAAGTTTTAAGGATGATAAATTCGGTAAGAAGTACTGTAATGTCAGTAGCTAACAAGAATAACTTTGGGTATATTACGCCTGAAGATTTTAATTTATATGCAAAACAAGCTCAATTAGATATATTTGAAGATTACTTTTATAAATATAATACATGGATAGTAAAGCAAAACGCTAGAATATCTGGAAGTGGATATGCTGACATTGTAAAAAATATAGAAGAAGTTATAGATAGTTTATCTTCAACAGCAACATTGTCTTATGGAGTTGATTCATTTGCATTACCAGTTGATTATTATTATCTAAATACAGTAAGATATAATTCTACAAAAGAAGTAGATAGAGTTTCTCAAAGTAAAGTTTTGAACTTATTATCTTCAAATTTAACTGCTCCTTCTGTATTATATCCTTGTTATGTTATTAACGGAAATAATATTAATGTTTATCCAGATACTATTATATCAAACATTAGTACTCAATACATTAGAGTTCCTAGAGACCCTAAGTGGACTTACTCTTTAATTGTTGGTGGAGAGCCTTTGTTTGACCAATCAGCAGTTGACTATCAAGACTTTGAACTTCCTTTATCTGATGAACCATCATTGGTTTCTAAAATATTACAATATGCTGGAGTCTCTATAAGAGAAGCAGATTTATATACATTCGCAAATGGTGAAGAAGCAAAAGAAAAACAAACACAAGGATAATAAATGGCTTATTTAACTGGTTATCAATACTACGAAAATTCTGGTAATAATCCAGAAAATGAAAATTGGGGGTCGTATCAGTACGTTTCTCTTGAAGATATAGTGAATAATTTCATGTTGATGTATGTTGGTAATGACAAATTAATCAACAATGCTACTAGATATAATGTATTATTTCATGCCAAGAGAGGAATTCAAGAATTAAACTATGATGCACTAAAGGAAATTAAAGTATTAGAAATTAGTATTTGTGATGACCTTAAATTTATACTGCCAAATAATTATGTAAATTATGTTAGAATATCTTTATATAAGAATGGTGTATTAAGACCTCTTACTGAGAATATTCAAACCAACTATAGCAACAGTTATTTACAAGACAATAACTGTAGAGTATTATTTGACCAAGACGGAAATGTGCTTGAAGGAACGTCTATATTAGATTACGATAGAATTACTAATCAACAAAGAACAATGTATATTGGTGATGGTAGTTTTAATGGTAGGGAAGGATTTAGTTCTGACGGTAATTGGTATTTCGATTACCCTATTGGTGCTATGTTTGGACTTAATACAGAGACAGCAAATATAAATCCTACATATAGAATAGATAAAAAGTCAGGTGTAATTAATTTTGGTTCAGGAATGGCTGGAGAGTTATGTGTTTTAGAGTATATTTCTGACGGAATGGAAGATGGAGATGATTCAAAAGTTAGCCTTAATAAACTAGCAGAAGATTATATTTACGCTTATATTAAATACGCTATACTTAATTCTAAAACAGGAGTTCAAGAATATATAGTTAACAGAGCCAAGAAAGACAAATCAGCCCTTCTAAGGAACGCAAAGATTAGATTGAGTAATATGCACCCTGGAAGATTATTGATGAATATGAGAGGCAAGGATAAATGGATTAAATAAATATGGCGAACTTAGAAGTTAACTTTATTGCTGGTAAAATGAATAAAGACTTTGATGAGCGAGTAATCCCTCAAGGTCAATATATCGACGCATTAAATATCAGAAACGGCTCTACAGAAAATAATAGTATAGGCGCTATTGAGAATGCCAAAGGTAACTTAAAACTTACTGAATTAAAATATAACGGAGCATCTGTTTCAGGCGCAGTGTGTATTGGTGCTATCGAAGATGGTTCTAAAGAAACCATTTACTGGTTTATAACATCACCTACCGTTGATATGATTGTATCGTACTGTACCAATACTAATGGTTTGCAGTATCACGTTATATCTACGTCAGTACTTAACTTTAACCAATCCTATTTAATAAACGGAATAAACATTGTTGATAATCTTTTATTTTGGACGGACAATTTAAATCCTCCAAGAAAAATAAATATAGATAGAGCGTATACTTACCCAGTGATGGGTGTCGATACTATAACTGCTGATGACTTAAATGTAATCGTAGCTCCTCCGTCGTCATCTCCTGAAATAACACTAATAAACGTTCCTGATAAAGAAAATTATATAATAGAAAGGTTAATTTCTTTTGCTTATAGATATAAGTATAAAGACGGAGAATATAGTGCGTTATCTCAATTTAGTGAAATAGCATTTGAGCCTGGTAGTTTTAATATTGACTACTCTACTTACGGAAATAAAGGTATGCAGAACATATTTAATTCCGTAGAGGTTAAGTTCAATACTGGAGGTAAAAATGTAATAGGAATTGACATTTGTTTTAAGGAATCGGATTCTAATATAATCAATGTAATTGAGAAATATAACAAATCAGAAGAACAGTGGTATAATGACTATACTCAAACGCTTGTTTTTAATAATAAAAAAATATACACAACCCTTACTGAAAGCGAACTGCTTAGGCTATACGATAATGTACCAAGAATAGCTAAGTCTCAAACAGTTATGGGTAATAGATTAATGTATGGAAATTACGTTGATGGATATAATATAGTTGATGATAATGGAGTTGGTATAAATTTAGATTATTCTTTACAAGTAATAAGTGACGATATAAGTTATTCTGATTTGCCAGTTCTGTTGAGTTCTGGAATTCCGTATACTATAGATACATCTACAACTATAAATGAATCTAGAATAGACATAGATTTAACTGGTGCTTCCTTAGTTCAAGGCTCTATACTTACTATATCCTTTAATTTAGTTCACGATTCGTTTGGTGGTAGTCCAACTTACGGAACAACCGTATTGAATAACTTCGTCAATGGGTTTATATTTAACATACAAAACACATATAATAGTGTTTATGATTTAGCCACAAGTAGTGAGTTTGTAAATGCTATATCAACACATCTTTCTTTAGCTACGTCTTGTGATGGAAATTCAATTACGGATTTATTTAATTGCGAAATAAACGCACAAAGTGGTTGGACAAAAGTATTGACAGGAATCACTAATAGCATTCAGCAATTTGAAATAACAGCTAGTCCTTACGATAGTATATTAAGCATACAGATTCCAGCTATAAAGTTTGAAGATGATGCTAACCCAGGTGTATTTGCTTATGAGTATTTAAAGAACTCAACTACTACGTCCACATTGTCTTTATTAGGTTCTAAACAAAGTTTACATAGCAATAGAGATTACGAGGTTGCTATAGTTTATATGGATGAATACTCAAGAAGTTCAACTGCTTTAGTAGATACTGAAAATACAGTGTTTGTGCCAGCTTCTGCATCTGATAAAAAAAACTACATAAGAGCTACTATTAATAGTGTAGCTCCGTATTGGGCAACTAAATACAAGTTTGTAGTAAAACCTTCTAAGTCTCAATACGAAACAATATACACTAATCAATATTTCATAGAAGATACTGGATTTACTTGGTTTAAATTAGAGGGAGACAACAGAAGCAAAGTCAAAGACGACGACACTTTAATAGTTAAAGCAGATTCTGGCGGTGTTTTAGAGCAATTAATAAAAGCAAAAGTATTAGCTATAGAGTCTAAAATAGAAGATTTTATAGAAGGAAATGTTGATGAAAACGAAACTTTAATAGTAGAGCCAAGCGGATTATATATGAAGTTAAAGCCTTCTAATTTTTCTGCTGAATATACTAAAAATTCATTTATAAACAAAGGAGTTAGAACCGCATCTGGTAGTTATTGCCAAGTAGCTTATCCATTTCATGTTCCAAATACTTTATATCCAGACACACCAGGTTCTTTACCAAATGAAATATATAATATACCAGCTGGGAGTTTGGTAAATATAAACATTCACGTATATAGATATGACGGAATAAATTGCGGGGATAGAGATTACTTATTAGATAAACAATATGTAGCGTCTCAAAACTATGACAATATGTATGCTTTTATAACAGAGCAAGGTATAGACCTTACCGCTGGAATAACAAGCGGTGGTGACGATACTATAAATACAAATACATTCATATCTACATTAGGTACTTTTACTGGCGGACAACCATCAATACCTGTTGTAGTAAATAAAAATCAATATCAATTTTTTATCGATACTACTACGGATAGGTTACTTTTGATTTGCGCTAGTGGTACTCCAGATTGTAGTGGTGGTATATTTTTAAATAGCGGAGCTCCTAAGTCTAGAATATCTTGCGACATAACAGTACAAAGAGCGGAGTCTTTAATTATATTTGAAACAGAAGCAGAACAAGCTGACGGAGAAACATACTTTGAAGGAAGTGCTAGTTTTGATATTATAAACGGGAACCATCAAGGTAATGTTACTAATCAATTAGGAGCCGTTCCTGCTGTTATTGATTTAAACTTTTTCAACTGCTTTGCATTTGGTAATGGTGTTGAAAGTTATAAAATAAACGACTCGTTAGCAGGTGCTCCTTTTTATTTAGGAAGTAGAGTTACTGCTGTGTCACAAGAAGATTACAAAGAAGCTCATAGATATGCTGGTATTACATATAGTGGAGTATATAATGAAGAAACAAACATTAATAAAACAAACGAATTCAACCTAGCATTGGCTAACTGGAAAGACTGTGAAAAATCATTTGGCCCTATTAATAAAATGCACGGAAGGAAGACAGACATGTTGGTTCTTCAAGAAGATAAGATATCATACGTATTAGTTGGAAAGAACTTACTTTCTGATGCTGCCGCTGGAAGCGCACTTACTTCTATTCCAGAAGTACTTGGTACTCAAATAGCTAGAATAGAAGAGTACGGAATAAGCAGTAATCCTGAAAGTTTTGCTGTATACGGTGGAGATATTTACTTTACAGATACTAAACGAACAGCAGTTATAAACTTAAAAGGAGGTAGCGCTCAGTCTGATGACTTGACTGCTATATCTGAATTAGGAATGATGGGGTGGTTTAGAGATAACTTTAAAAATTCTGTTAACTTACAGAAGATAGGTGGATACGACCCGTACTTAAAAGAATACGTATTGTCATTAAAAGACACTGAACTTCCTGCTGAACTAGATAGTTATGGATGCGGAACAACTATTTATTTTGATGGTGTTGTAGGTAGTTATACCTTCACTCTTGAATTAGACCCAATCATAGGTACCGTGTCATTAGACTACGAAGCTATTGGTGACGACATAACAATAGAAGTGTCTTATGGAGACGTTATTGTTGTTGACCAACCAATAACTGGTACGGGTACATTATCGTTTCTTAAAACGTCTAATTACCCTACTTACGCAGTCGTTACGCTTACTTATACCCCTGCTTCTTACGGACTTACTTTTTCTTGTCCAGTAACTGAGGAAATAGAAGTTATAAAAATAGTACTTAACTCTCCAGCAGACGAAGGAGAATTAATACACGATAGCTACAATTGGACGTTAGGAGCGTACTCTAGTGCGTACAACACTGACTTTATATCATTTGACGCAGATGGCGTATCGTTATACCAAGCTAATTCAGGACCAGCATCAAGCGGTACACTGCCTGCATTTGATAGTACAGTTACTATGAGTTCTAGTAAGTTAGCTGGCGATACATATGTGTTTGACCAATACTCAGATACGTTTAAGTATTTAATATCTGATACTTTATATACTGACGTAAATTTATTAACTCCTTTACTGAATACAGCAACTCCGATAGTCAATCCAAGTACTGGGGTGTATAGTTCGTCTTTCTTGTATGAAAACCTTACGTTTAAAAGATACTTATACTTGGTATGGGATTACAGAAAAACATCTGAAATATTATTATGCTACGATGTAACGTCTCCAGAATTGGCTTGTGATTGTTCGTTACCATACACTTGTGCAGAATACTCTGCTACAAATACGACATTAGCTGATGTTAGAATTACATACATAAATTGCGATGGAATAGAGTCTGTATTATCAGTAACTGCTGGAACTACATCTATATTCTGTGGCTTATCTATAATATCTAGCGAAATAACAGTAACTGAATTAGGAGCTTGC